ATAAAGACTAAATCTTATTTTGATAGAAAAAAGAAGAAAAGTGAAAAGATGCTTTATCCTTTAAACCATCTAGATGATGTAAATTACTATCATTATGAACTTCAGTTATCTACTTATGCTTGGATTATAGAAAAAAATAATCCTAATTTAAAGGTTACAGGATTGTATTTGTTGCATCATGATCATAATGACAACAAAACAGTTTATAAATGTGAGTATAGAAAAGATGATGTAGAAAGAATGCTTTCCTTTTACAAAAAAGAAATAGCATATGAGGATTATAAAAGGAGGAATAAACAATGGGGCTGGATCAAATAATATCTGGGCATGTTAAAGAGTTACTAAATCAAGAGCAAGACCTCTTTAATGAAAGAATAAAGATTTGTAGAGAGTGCAAATTATTAACTAAAGATAAAATATTGGGAGAAATTTGTGATAAATATAAATGAATTAACCCAGATACACAAGAATTGTCACTTATACAATTAGATGGATATATTAATGGTTGTGGTTGTAGATTAATGGCAAAGACAAGAGTACCTGAGGCTCATTGTCCATTGAAAAAGTGGTAGATGTTATAAATATTATACTCAGGTAAGAAAAAAAAATAGAGATTTTAATAATGAAAACAATTAATGGTAATGAAATTATGGGAAATGAATTAGATCAACTTAGGGGTAAATGGAATATGTCAAAAAATATAGTAGTTCCTACTAACCCAATAGCTGCTGAAGCTAGAAAATTAGAAGAAGAAAAGAAAGCTGAAGAGCTAGCACAAAAATTAAAAGAAGCACACTTAGCAAAACAAAAAGAAATTGAAGCAAGATTAGAAGGATTAGAACTAATTCCTAATGGAAATAGGTTAATTTTGATGCCTTATCCGTCTAATCCTTATGTAAAAGTAGTAACTGATACTGGTATTTTTATAGAACCAAACGGAAAATACTTTAATACTGATACAGGAGAGATAGATCAAGCTAAAGAACTAGTTGCTTGTGCTAAAGTAGTAGAAATTGGCCCAGATGTTAAATATATAAAAATAGGAGATGATGTGTACTATGATTCTAGAACAGTGTATCCACTCCCTTTTATGAATCTAGGCTATCTAGTAACTTCTGAGCCGCAGATTATAGCTATTATAAATAATGATTTAAAGATAAGGATGGGGATAAAGTAATGGAAGACAAAGTTTATTTTTTGCCAGGAGATCTGGTTACATTAAAAAAGGATATGCCAAATAAACCAACTATGTTGGTAGTTAAGAAAGTAACTAGATATTTTAAAGAAAACCCTTATTTTCAGGGTATATTATGTAGATGATTTACAAAAGATGGAGAATTGCAAGAGGCAATATGAAATACAAAGGATCTTCAGAAGTTATAATATGAAAGGAATTTATTGTATTAGAAATAATATAAATAACAAATGTTATATAGGTAGTTCTAAAAATATAAAATTAAGAAAAGGTGGTCATATTTCTCGATTAAGAAATAATAGACACCCTAATCAACATTTACAAAATTCTTGAAATAAATATGGACAAGATAATTTTATATTTGAGATTTTAGAGCAGTTACCTAAAGAATGTACAACTGGAGAATTACTTGCAAGAGAACAATATTACCTAGACACCTTGAAACCTGAATATAATATTTTAAAAATTGCAGGCAGTATAGAAGGCTATAAACATTTAGAAGAAAATAAATTAAAGATTAGTAAATCTATGAAAGGTGTAAGAAAAAGTAGTGAACATGCTAAACATATTAGAGAAAGTCAACAAGGAAAAATATTTACAGAAGATCATAAAAACAAATTATCTAAAGCTGCCAAAAATAGAGATAAATCTACTTTAGAATATAAAAATACTAAAATAATTATAGATAATATAGTTTATAATTCTATAAAAGAAGCTTCTGAAATTACTAATATTAAATATAATACAATTCAAAAAAGATTAGCAAATGATAATTTTAAGAATTATCAATATGTTATACCTAAAGAAGTTAAAAAATGTAAAAATATAACTAAAGGTACAAGTTTTAGAAATAGATCCGTAATAATTGATGGAATTGAATATGAATCTGCTTTAAAAGCTTCTAGAATTTTAGGAATGTGTATAGATACTATTAAATATAGAATTGTTAGTGAGACTTTTACTAATTATAATTTTAAATAAATCAAACTTTAAGTATGAAATACAATAAAGAAAAAGTAAAAAAATTTCAACCATGAGGTAAGACTCCCCAACAAATAATGGCTGAAGCCAGAGCTAATCAGGCTGAATGACGTGCACAACAAGCTCAAATTTCAGATGCAATAGCAAAAGATGCAGAAGAGACTGCACGGAGAGACAGACTTTCTCAAATACAGGTACCAGCTGCTACTCCAAGTTTAGGTACAGTTACTAATAAGTTTAATAGTGATATTAATAGTCTTGATAATCTTTCTTTTGGACAAGCTTTTTCAAAGGCTAGGCAGAGTGGTCTTAAAACTTTTAAATATAAAGGAAAACTATATACTACTGAAATAGCAGATTCAGGTAATAACCAAAGTGGCTCAGATAAATATTTTACTCCTGTTGGAGGATGAGAAGAGTGAAAAAATATACGAAATATTATTTTACAACAGCCTGTAGATAATACTTCTAGTAATACTAGTGCAGAGACATCTACAGAATCTAAATCTAAGTCTTCAACAAAAAATACTAAGACTACCACTGGAATAGTAAATACAAATAATAAAAAGAGTGTTCCAAATAGTTATCTTACACCTCCTAATGGATGAGGCGCAAGACAAAATATATGGTATTATTTTGGACTAGTGCCTCCTCCTCCAAGTAATTATTCTGAAAAAACTCCGAATACATATTTTATACCAACTAATACTTATATGCCATCTAATGATGTTGCAGCTTCAAATAATTTTTATCAGAAAGGCACTAATTGGGAATCACGTATTAATAAAAATTGAATAAATAGTTATAAAAAAGGAGGCTCTATTCCAAGATTAAATATTATTCAAGCCATACTAGGTATGAGACCTGATAATAAAGTACAATTGAATTCTGAAGAATATGGTTATTCTTATAGAAGACCGTGAGGAGATGCAATCTATTCAGAGATTGTTAAAAAAATTCCATATGGTAATGGAACTTTAACTTCTCAAAGAAAGATTGTTAACCCATTAACACCTAAAGCTGATACTATATATACTATGCCATCTGGAGATAGAGTTACTAGTCCAGAAGATTTAGCTAGGTATAAATATAAATTTAAATTGCTAGATTCACTAGCTAGTAAAAAACAAGAAGGTGGAACTATAGATATGAATGATGAATCAGAAGATAGAGAACAGTTAATAGTAAACTTTGCAGCAGAACTCTTAAAAGCAAGTGGATTAAATGAAGAAGATATAGTAGATGATGAAGGTAATATAAAGGAAGAGTATGCTGGGTTTTTAGTTGATGCTATAAGTGAAGTTGATTCTCCAGAATTCTGGGAAGAGTTTAAAAAGTCACCTACTACTGTTGTAGAAGAATATATAAAGTCTAAGACTCCTGAGAAAGTAGAATATGCTAAGAAGGGAATGAAGCTTAAACAGTTAAAAAGTAAAAAGAACAGAAAATGCAAGTGTGGTTGTGATCTTGTTCTTAAGAAAGAAGCTGGAGGAACAATAGTTGAAGTTTGTTCTTGTGGATGTAAAAATAAATAAATATGCAATATTTTAAATTTAATAGGGAAACTAATAATGTGGAAATCCTAGATGATCGAGTATTAGTAATAAAAGAATTCAGAGCTTTATTAAATCCTAAAAGGAATAAGACAAAATCTGATCCTTCAGGAGAAAATCAAGAATTAGCACAAAAAGAATTCATATTTATGTTTTTATACTTTGATTGGGAAAGTCCATATTTCAAGTTTTCTGAAGAAGATAGAAGATTAGCAGCCATTGAAGATTCAGGACTAACAGATAAAGAATTAGAAGATCCTTTATTTATAGAAGCATGTAATAAATACAATGACTTACAAGAAAAAAATCAATCTATAAGACTGTTAAAAGCTTGTATGACTACAATTGATAATGTTATCTATTATCTAAAAAATGTAGATGTAAATGAAAGGAAAGATGGTAAACCTATATTTAAAACTAAAGATATTATCGCTGAAATCAAGGGTGCTAAAGATCTTATAACTTCTATTAATGAGTTAGAGAAAGAAGTTAAAGAAGGATTGTCTAACGAAACTACTTTACGAGGTGACGTAGAGCCAGGATTCTATGATTAATTATGGGAGCAATAATAGAAGGACAGTATTGAGACTATGGGCCTAACGATACTATAGATTGTTTTGATATAGAGAAATCATATTTCTTGACAAAGTATAGACCTATAAATGACAAGGAAGGTTTAGATTTTAATCCTGATTGATTTAGAGAAGATGCTATTAGGAAACAATCCACTGGAAGATATTCTAATACAATATATGGAACTAGAAAATATAAAGAATTCTGGGATGAAAGAATGAGGAGGTGTATAGAAGGTTATGAAGTGAATGGTTATAGAATAACAGGAGATAATTATTTCTTTTTAAATTTCTATAATCTAAAAACTTCTGAGATAGATACTATTAATCAAACTTATGGTTTTCCATCTTTTCTAGTTTTTCAATATGAATATTTCCATTATATAGAAATGTGTCAGTTATTAGGTAAAGATGTTGCAGTATTAAAGTCTAGGGGACTTGGATTTTCAGAAATGGCTTCAGCTATAGCAGTAAATCATTACACTATGATTCCTAATTATAGGATACTAGTTACTGCTTATTCTAAAAAACACTTAGATCCAACATTATTAAAACTGTGATACCAATTAGACTGACTTAATGAAAATACTGAAGGAGCTTTAAAAAGGGTAAGAATGGTAATAAATACTAATACTCATAAAAGAGCTTCTAAAAAAACAAAAGATTCAGCTGAAATAGGACGAATGTCTGAAATACAAGGAATAATCGTAGATGAACCAGATAAGTTAAGAGGTGACCGTGTACAAATGTTAATCTATGAGGAGGCTGGAGCAGATCCAGAACTTTCTAGGAAATGAACGAAGGGAGAAGCTCTTATAACTGTGTTAGGTGGAAAAAGAGTTGGTATGCGAATAGCTTTTGGTACTGGTGGTTCATCTAAAGCTGGATCTATGGAAGGATTAAAAAATATGATTACTAGTCCAGAATCTTTTAATCTTCTCCCAGTAAAACACAATTTCACAGCTGACGGCTCATATAAAACTACTGGAATGTTTATTCCAGCATATAGAATTGTCTATTCTTTAATTGACAACAGAGGATATTGTAATAGGGATAAAGCTATAGAATGGTACAATATAGAAAGAGAAAAGAAAGCTTTAGATCCCAAAGAATTCATGAACTATAAAACTGAGTTCTGTTTTACCATAGAAGAAGCACTCCTTCAAAAGGAAGATAATATGTTTCCAAGAGAAGAGTTGACAGAACAGCTTACTGCATTAGATATATATAAAACTATAGATCCTCCTAAAAGAGGATATTTAATTTGGGAAACATATAAGGATGGAGAAAATAGAGGAGAAAGAACTGGAAAAGTTTTATGAAGAGAAGATCCAAATGGTAATATATATATAGCAGAACATCCTTTATTAGGAGATAGTGGGGCTGGATTTAATAATCTATATGTAGGAGGTATAGACTCTATAGATATAGGTTCTAAAGATTCAGCAACATTGGAACAAAGCAAATTATCAGATTTCTGTATTCTTATAAAGAAAAGAGTATTTGGTTTAAATCCTCCACAATATGTAGCTATGTACAAGGATAGACCAAAGGATCCTAGAGAAGCTTATGAGAATGCAGCAAAACTACTAACATATTATAATGGAGCAAAAGCAGTTCTTGAATCAACTAGAACAGCTCTACTTACATATTTTAGAGATAAAAAATACATGTACATGCTTATGAAGAGACCTAGAGCTACACTATCTGATGTTTCTAAGTCTAATTCTAATATGTATGGAGCACCATCTAATGAAAAAACTATAAATCACGGTAGAGAACTTGTCTATGATTTTTGTTTAGACTATGCTAATACAATAACATTTAGAGAAATGTTAGAACAACTATTAGGATACTCTGATGAAAGAAAAAGAGAGTTTGACATTGTTGCTGCTATGATTATGGCTGAACTGGCAGATGAAGAGTTGTCTTCAAAAGTTCCAGTTGAAAGACAGGAAGTAGCTAAAAACTTTAGAGATTTTGGGTGATGGACAGATAGTAATGGATATAGACATTATGGGGTAATACCTAAAACAGACTGAGAAAAAGATGCGAATAGAAGAATTAGAGAATACGATTCGTGACTATATAAAGACTTTATATAAAGCAACTTATAATAGAAGATTAGAAGTAACTAATGATAATGGAGTTTACTCCCTAATCTTAGGTATTCCAGATGATGTGATGCCAACAACTATAAGTTTACAAACAACTGATCCTCAAGAATTTCTTTCTTATATATATGAAGAATTAAAAACTAGAAATTATATGAAGATATATTTTTATCAAGTTCGGAGGACTGGAAATCTAAAAAAATATGAAATATAGTGAAAAAGAACAGGAATACATACACGAGATAGATAGAGCTATAACAGAACTAGTTTATGAAAAAATTAAACTAATAAAAGCTTATAACTATTATCATGGAAGAAGAGATCCTGAACAATTTAGGCACTTAGAAGAAAACTATGGTATTGGTACTCCAACATCTGTTGAATTTGTTCCTTTAGTTAGGAAACATATAGATGTGTTAGTTGGAGAATACCTAACTATACCTATATTACCAAAAGTATCTTGTAAGGACAAAGAGACTCTGTCTAAAATAAGTCAGGACAGGTTGAAATATGTTAATCAAGCATTAGCTGATAGAATAAAAGAACACATAAGAAGCATAATTAATGGAGAATATAGTGATAATCCTAGATTATCTGCCGAACTTGATGAGTTGCAAAAATCTTTAGAAAGTAATTATATATCTGAATATGAAATAGCTGCTCAAAATATTATTGAATGAGCTATGCAGTCTAGAGATATAGATTTTTTAAATAACGGAAGATTACTATTAACAGATCTTCTAATTACTGGTACCTGTTATTACAGAACTCTAGAAAATGCAGAAGGAACTAATGTAGATTTAAAAGCTTTAAATCCATTACATACTTTCTTAGATAGAAACTTCTCTTCTAAGTTTCATAAAGATTCTCAAAGGGTAGTCATTAGGGATTATATGACTAAGAATGAAATACTTCAAAATTATGGAGAACTTTTAACTCAGGAAGATATAGATTCTTTAGATACTAGTTTATATGTTGATAATGATTCCACATATGTCAGAAGTTTTGGAGATTCTATAGTTGGAGTAGCTGACCCATCATCTGAAGGTATATTAGGTGGATTTGAAGTAACTCCTTTATATAATCTTAATTCTAATTTCAAACTTAGGAGATTTCCAGTTTATGATGTTGAATGATTACAAGTAGATAAAGAAGATGGTAAATTTATCACAAATAGGTATAGAGGTATAAGAATAGGATATAGTATATATATTTTAATGGGTAAAGTTAATAATGTTACTAGAAGTGTTTCTAATCCTACTAAATGTGGTTTGTCAGTAAACGGTGTATTTTACTCTGATAGAAATGGTAATCCATTCTCTTTAATATTAGCAACAGCAAATCTTCAGGATAAATGAGATGTTATTAACTTTTATAAAGACAATTTAATAGCTGAATCTGGCACTAAAGGAGACTGGATTGATTTAGCATATCTTCCTAATGTATTAGGAACTGACCTTGCAGAAAAAGTTATGAAATGAAAAGCTTATAAAAAGCAAGGTACTGCATTAATAGATTCTTCACAAGAGGGAACTCAACCTATGAATACAACTTTTGCAGGATATGATGATACTATATCTTATCAAGCTATGCAAGCATTAGATCTAGCTCTTGAAAGAATAGAAAATACCTGTAGTGCAATTACTGGAGTATTTAGGGAAAAATTAGGAGGTATAGAACAAAGGGATGCTGTAACTAATGTACAAGTTGGTATAAGGTATTCTAGTTATACAACTAAACAATTCTTTTATATGATGGATTTAGTGACCAGAGAAATATTACTAGATCTATTAGATATGTGTAAAATCGTGTTTAAGGATGGAATTATAGGAACTATTATACTTGGTGACAGACTTAACAAAGTATTTACAGCTTTACCAGAATATTATACAATGACTGATTTTGATATACATATTACAGATACTTCTGAAATGATAAAAGATTCTGAACTGTTGAAACAATTGAGTTTTGAATTCTCTAAGAATAATAATATTGATCCTGAAATTGTTATAGATATTATAACTTCTAAGAGTCTTACTAAAATGAAATCTGATGTAACTAATGCTATTAGAAAGAAAAGAGAAGAATCAATTGAAGCTATGCAAATGCAACAACAATTAGAGGCAGCTTCAAAAGAAGTTCAGAGGGCTCAAGAAGAAATTAGAAAGTTACAATCTCAAGTACAACAGCTTAACCAAGAGAAGTTAAATATTGAAAAAGAAAGATTAAATAAAGAAACTGAGGTTGCTTGGTACAAAGCTAGAACAGACAGAGATCTTAAAGAAAGAGAATTGAAGGTGAAAGAAAATCAAGTTAAGGCTGAAGTTCTTCAACTTTACGATAGTAACAGTAATAATAATGAAATAAAAAATATATAATGGAGGCAACATTTAAAATATCAAAATTAGGAGAATTTGGTTTATTAGTAGAAGGGTTAGAATCTGATGCTGGACAATACTTAGCAGAAGACAATGTAACTATAAGTCACAGAGCATATAGATGAGATCATTCTATTACTATTAATACAATATCTTATTTGAATTCTGAAGGTTTAGAAACTTTTAAAGAATATAAATTTGTAAATCATGAAGTATGTTGTGCAGATAGGTTAGAGCTTCAACTTGATAAAGATGGTTTGTATAGAATTGCACACATAATAATACCTACAAAAACATGAATAGATTTTGCAGTAGGATTAGGAGAAAATTTTAATTTGTATAACAAAGTATATTTTTATGATAATGGTAAAATATACTTATGAAATGGGAATAGTTCAACAGAAGTACCATTTTCTGAATTTTATAATGAAGCTCCATCTGAATTAAATACTATAATTAGGTCAGATAAGAATACATTTGCAATGTATTATTTAAATAAATGTTTTAGTACTTTAGTAAAAGACATATTAAAAGATCTACCTACTTGTAATAGTACAACTTTAGACAAAAAAGTTAATGATAGAGATTTAATATGGATGTTTATAAATGTTATTAAATATTGTTTGAATACAGCACAATTATATGAAGCACAGAGATTTTTAGAAAAGTTAAACAAGTGTAATACTATTTGCACTGATATAAAACCTTCAAGTAATGGCTGCGGATGTAACTAATTTAAAAATACAAACCATACATAGATTTGATGAGTGGTTATATGAAGCATCTTATGGTCATTATAGGGATTATAGTATGATACTTCATATGATATCATTAGTACAAGTATGAAATGATATAGATAATGTAGAACCTATTTATGAATTTTTAGTAAATAATTAATATGTTGCCAAAAAATAGATATGCTTGTATATCTGATTTAAAAGATTACTTTAAAAAGACAGATCTTTTAAGTGGACTTACAGAATTTGAAAAGAAAGAATTAAGAAGGAATATTGGAGTTGTAGATTATATAGGAGAAGATGGGCAACCTGCTCCAATTGAATTAACATATTTAACACTATTAGAAACTATAAATAGAAATTCTTTAATAGTAGGAGCAAAATATATAATTACTGACTTTCAAACAATATATTCTTCAAATGTAGGTACAATAAGAGAAACTTGAGGTTCTACTATAAACCCGTCTCCAGTATATAGATTGCTTGTGTCTGCTTTAGATGTAAATAAGTTAGATTCTAGAGCTTATATTATAGGTAAGGACTGACAAGTAGAATACGATATTACACAAGAAACGCTTGAGGACGGTGTTAAAACTAAAGGTAAAATTACTTGACTAAAAGACAACAATGGTAATTCTGCATACTATGATTTTAAGAATGTAAAATTTAGAAGGACTAGAGAAGAGTTAAGAAACACTACTATAGAGATAGCTAGTCCTTATTTAGATCTTTTTACATTTTCAACAATAAGAGAAAATGATGTAGTAGAAGATTCTTCAGAAACAGTTTTATGTGAGTACAATGTTTTAAAAGAAAATTGTTGAAATAATGTGTTTATAGGTGATACTTATAATAATATATTTGAGGCGGAATTTAAGCATAATACTTTTATAAGAGGATGTTATAATTCTCATTTTCTATGAAATACTTACAATAATCTATTCCATGAACCTGTTGCTTATACAGAGGGAAGTATATCTAATAAAGTATCTCCAATAGGAAATACTGATTTCTCAACTTCTATATCAAAGACAATTCATAAAGTGAATGATGCTACAATTTTATCATTTTTAGATCCGATTACCTATTCTTATCAAGTAATAATATTATAGAATGGAATTTATAGACTTAAATCAAGAAGATTCTCTTATAAATATAGATGATAATTCTTATTTATTAAATCCAAAAGAACCTATAATTGAAGACGTAGAAGTTCCACAATTAGAAT